AAATATAGGTAACTTTTCTATTTCTAACTTTTCAAATGTACAAGCATTTAAAATTTCTTTAGTTGCATTTATGATTTCAGTATTATTATTTGATTCCATAGCAAGCAATAATACTTTTTCTTCTTTAACTAAAAAAGGTCTAAATTGTACAACTTTATCTGTAGATGGTAAAGTCAACTCATATCTTGGTGTTTCAACACTCGGTAATGTCATTATATCTCCTTATTATATAATTTTATATATTTAGTGGTGGTAATTTAAATGGTGGAAATGCTCTTCCGCCAGTTACTCTACCTAATGGTACTCTACGTTTCAAATCATTGAGTACATCACGTCCTGCTCTTCTTAATTCAGGTGGCAGTTTACTTAAAATTCCTCCAAAAGGTGTTTGTTTAACAACAGGTTTACCACCAGTAGGTTGTCCTAAAGTGATATTACCTTGTTGATCTAAAAAGTAATTAACCCAATATCTAAATGTAAATGTAACTGTAAATGTTTGTACTTCGTTTGCACCAGCATCATATTCAACTGCACTTATAGATTTAGGAAATGCGTCTATCAATTGTACACCATAAGTTACATCATCACGTTCTTGTTTATTAGCGTATTGCCCTAACTGATAAATGTTAAAATTTGTAACATAATCATTGTAGTAATTGTAATTGAAGTTTGCTGTACTAACAGCAGACTTTTGCCATAATTCAAAATAAGTTCTTTCTCTTAAAAATTTATCAGCATAAAATGTAGCGGTTATGTCTTGTGATTTAAAATCATAAGCAACTTTTCTAGCAGGACCATTGTGTTTAACTTCTTTCATAACAATTTCTCTATCAGGCATTGCTATTGCTGAACAAAATGCTCTTACACGTCTACCATTTGTAACTTGTGTATGTATATTATCTGACTCTGTAGTAAAACCTAAAGTTTCACCTGCGTCTGTAGATTGAGCACCAAATCCAAAATCTGTTAAACTATCGTTACTCACACCTGTAGGTAGGAAAAATTCAGCATAATATCTTGCCTTTCTAGCAAAACCCTCTGCCTCATTTACGTATGATTGAAAACGACCTATTGTTGTTTCTGGATTACCACCTTGTGTTCTTTTTAAACGTGGGTCACCTGTAACGTTATCTAAACTTCTATCTCTAGGTAAACCGATACGTACATCAATACCACCTATTCTTTTTCCGCCTCTTAAAATTGCCATTAGTAAGGACTACCTTTCTTAAATTGTGCAACAGGCAAATAAACTGCTAATGCTGCTTCATCAAAATCAATTCTTAAAAAATTACTTCTCACGTGTGAAAACAAATATTTCTTAATAGTATTTTTTACAAGAGGTATATTTTTTACTCTATCATAACTTACATCAAAAGTATTTCTACTTGTAATCTCTCTACCTCGTGTAGCATATCTTTGTAATCTTTCTAACAAAGTAAATCTAGCACCAGGTCTTAAATAATGAAAATTTATACCTGCAAATCCACCTGGTATTCTCTCTAATGGTAATACAAGTGGAAACGTATCATAATATGGTAATGTCTTTTTATATTTAGGGTCATAAACAAACATATTTAAACGACCAATACTAGGTCTGCCTATTAGTTTGCCTTGATTCATTAATCGTCTAGCAGATACTCTATCGGCAATTGATGATACAGCATTTCTGTACCAAGCAGCCGTCTTACGTATACCGCCTGCCTTATCTACTAGTGGATCTAATATTGAAACCATATGCTATATTTATATAAAAAAAAGAGCGCTTTGGTTACCCAAAGCGCCCTTAAAGTATGTACTAGAGAGAGATAAATTACTCGTCTTCAGCTAATTTACTAAAATATGACATTGTATCGTCATCATCACTAGCATCCACCGAGTCGTTCATACTTTTTGCTGAACCGTTACTTTGAGGCGGGAGGTCTGCATTGTCAACGGTTTCAGTTTTTCTCGCACCAGATAATACCCTATTCAGTTTCTCTTTGAGTTCATCATAGGTCTTAAAGTTATCTGCTGCCAAGAAAGGTTTTAGAGCGTGTTGTTTTGACCAGACTTCTTTAATCTTGTCATCACTTTCAGCAAGTGCTGATACACCCTCAAACTCCGATTTATCATAATTCCAATAACCATCAACTTTTCTAATTTTTAGTTTAAAGTTTGCACCTTTCCAAAAATCAAATGGGTTGATTGCTGCTTCATCTTCAAATGCCGGTTGCATTGCTTCAGTAATCTTATCAAATATCTTTTTACCGAATTTGTATAAGAACACTTTACCTTCATTCTCTGGATGTTTTGGATCACTTACGACTAAAATATTAGCGTAATATGATAATTTTCTTTTTCGTTTTCTAGCGATTTCTTTATCACTATCAACGCCTGTATTCCATAGTCTTGTATTTTCTTCACTTACAGGATCTTTTTGATTTAATGTTGTTAAACTGTTTTCAATATACCAACCACCAGGTCCTTGAAATGCGTGTGACCATACTCTTTGCCAAGGCAATTCTTCGCCTGCCACAGCAGGTAAAAATCTAATAACAGCATAACCGTTACCAGTTTTATCTAACTCTGGTTTCCAAAATCTGTCGTCTTGGTATTTGTTTTTGTTTGATTGATCCTCAGGATTGAGGTTTGTTTCAAGTGCCTTTGTAAGTTTATCAAAGTTACTTGATGATGATTTTAATGTTTCAAAATCCATATTTTCTCCTTATTATTTGTATTCGTTGTATTTGTGTTTCCTGTATTATTCGGAATCATTATTATTTATACGATTACTTTTATGCTTTTCAAAATCTTTTGCCCATTCTTTTGCTGATCTACAAGGTCTAGGCAATGATCTGTTTTGTAACCATTTTCTGGTTCTCTCACACGTGTTAATAATCGTATCTAATAATCTGTATATAAAACCGTCAAACATAATTATAATATATCACATTCCGAGCATTTTGTCAAGCGCCGTATAATCTATGTACTTCACGTTCAACTTTGCCCATTCTTTAATCGGTACGCTAATAGGGTCTTTACCACTATCTGCATTAGGATTTACTTTATAAAACTGTATTTTAGGGTTTTCTGTAAATAGTTCTCGCCATTGTCTAATCCAATTGACACTTGGTGTTTTGTGTGCCTCTTTTAATCCATAGTGTTTTGTATCTTTATAAACATTATTCAGTTTACCGTTCAAACTTTCTAAATCGTGTCCTATTAAAAATACCTCATCTGGTTTTTCATAATGACAAGCAGCAAATCCTGAAGTTGCACCACAAGCCCAACCTCTATCTTTAGGTGGCATAATATCATTTATAGATGTAACTTTGTCATCTTTAGTTACCCAACTAACATTTATTGATGTATGATTAATATTTTTCTTTTCACGGTCTTTATTCTTTTTTAATATCTCTACAACACCTGCAAGATTAGAACCGTGCATTACAAATTCTTCACAATCACCTCTTTCATTTGATTTAATAACATCTTCTCTTTTAATTAAATCATAATCTTGGTCTGAATAATTTTTACCTGCATATAGTAACTGTTCATACATCATACCAGGCAATCTATTCCAATCTCTAAACAATGTAGGATTGTTTTGACAATATCCTGAATTGTATATCTCGTGCATTATACCCATATCAACAGCACTTAAATGATCTGGTGTAAAATCTCTATACAAAGCATTACAACCGTATATCTTACCGTGTGGTCTTAACTTTTCTAAATCTAAAACTTTTCTACTTTCACCGTTACCTATACAAAAAACTCTTTTCATACAAATACTTCCTTCATTATTAATTTACATTCTGTCATATTATAATTTATAAAAGGTTTCATTCTGGCAATCGTAAGTGCGACTTTAGGCCATACAACTTTTTCATCAATTTCTTTATTCCAATTTTTGATAAACGATAAGACCTCGTCAAGCACGATTGCGGTTTGGGTTGATAACTTTTTTTGTATGAGTAATCGTAAAAGTCTAGGATGTTGTCCGCCAATGCACCGAAAACCATCATCAAAAGAAAGGCGCTTACTAGAAAAGTCATTAGCAATATTGTTAAGATCGCTTCGAAAATGGTATTTAAAATTGTCTTTAACTTTTCTATAATTGAGATATGTTTCTCGTCCATCATTTTGTAATAAATTACCTACCCATTTTTTACTATTTTCACAAAAATTGGCAACAAAGAAGTCAAGTATTTCGTCTTTGTTATATTTTGTGCTAAGTTTATGAAAAAAGTATCTATCGTTTCTTTTAGTAAATGTATCAAGTTTACAATTGACTTTACCACCATATTCAAAGAAGTCATAATTAGTAGTGAAATGTAATTTAACTGCCAAGTAAACTTTAAAAACATCAAACCCTCCATACATATCTATACAGGTAGTACACCACCCTTTTTCTCTTTTAACATTTTTAAATCTACTGCTTCTGATTTAATTTTTTCTCTTAAAGATTTATTTACAATAGATTTTACTGTTGTTAAATCAATATCATTTTTATCGCAATAGTCAATTATAGCATCCATATAAGTGATTCTTTTTTCTCTAACAATTCCCTCAATCATTAAACTAAATTCTTTACTATTCATACTTACAGTATATCACTTTCTGTTTGATTTGTAAAGGGTGGTTCCACTCTCGCATCCCCACCCTACCACTTTATGCGCCTACGTATGCGTCTAAAGTCTTTTGAAACTTACCAGCGTGTGATTTTTCTGCTTTCGCTAATGTTTCAAACCAATCAGCGATCTCATCAAATCCTTCTTCTCTTGCTGTTCTTGCCAT